CGTTCATATCTTCAAATATTATGTAAGAAAATATAAACTTTAATAGTATGAGTGAAGCAAGACGTATAAGGCGTAAGCAGCAAAGGAAGGGCCAAAACCACCAGGCCATGCTGGGAGCCTTGTTAGGAGATTTTTATGAATTTCTCAGTAAACAACCCCAGCCAACAGACGAAGAAGTGAGAACAGAATTCATTTCAAGTGATAACAAGTGGAAACGCTATTGTAAATTCCATAAATTGATGAACGTAGATCATTTGTTTGTTCTTAATGTTCAAGAGGCGTGGAAAAGACACACCAAGCTACCGAAGAACAATTAATTGATGGTGAAGTAGCTACAAGGCGTACAGCCCTATTTGATAAATACGTAACACCGTACCAGCGAATGATATACAAATTGTGTATGCGCTACACATTTAAGCCTTGCAATGTAGAGGATAATTATGTAGAAGTACTCACCAATTTGTATAAGTACATTGAAACTTATAAGCCTGACAAGCCTATCAACACATGGTTGCACATTGTTACCAAGCGTTGTGTATATGATTTGGACCAACGTAGAAAGAAACAACAAGATATGCGCAACGATGACAATGACATCGAAATGATTGCTGATGTTGATGTGTTGATGGATGCCAACCAAATAAGTGAAAATGTAATGGGAATTGATAATTATCAAGATTTGTATAGCGATGATATATTGTGGGCTTTGAACCAATTGAAACCTACGTATAAAAGAGCTTTTATCTACCAGCAAGCCGGTTATAAGCTGAAGGAGATTGCAGAGATTGAATATCAAAACGGTGCCTTAGATTCTCGCAATATTGATACCATTAAAAGTCGATTATTTCTGGCGCGTCAACAGCTTCAACAACATTTGACCCGTAATGGACAGAGAAGAACGACTTGCGAAAAAAATTAAAACGGTATATACGGAAATCACGAAACGTCTAGTTGACCCCACCTTCAGTTTTCCTGAAGGTGGGAAAATTAACCGTCAACTGTTTCAGTTTATAAAAGAATTCTCCCAGACATGTGGAGGTGAATTCAATACCGCCAGATTGGTAGATTATTGCGTGTTTCAGATACACAAAAACCGAAACGCACCCTACCAACGCAACCTAGCTCCCAAAACATTTGGAGCTACGGCATTTCAAAAATATCTATCCATGTCTTCCAAACAAAAAAAGTATATGGAAGACCAATGGTTATCTGAAGCCCAATTGACAAGAGCTTATCTAAATTCTCTCATCTGTAATAAGGAAGAACACCCTCAAAAGAAGTTCATTTACATGCCTTCAGAAGAGGGAACTAAAAAACGATGTATTAACACAGATATTGGATTTGTCATTTGCTCTACATCTACATTGATGTGGAGTCCTTTTTCACCAACATGTCAAATATGCAAACAAGCAGACATGTGTAAAAAAGAAACCGCAAACAAATATCCTGAATTATATCGAATAAGACTCGAAGAATATGGCGAAAGAAGATAACGTATTAACTGAAGAATTCTTGTTTGAGCTATACTATGCCTGTTTTACATACGATTATGTATGTAGCTTAGTATGTGAACACATGCAAAAATCCTACCTTCCCAGTAGAGATTTTCAGGCATTACAAGGCTATCTGTGTAAATATTTCGCAGAGCACAAATCAGCCCCAACATTCAACATTATCAGCCAAATTGTGTCTGTTAATCGTGAAGTAGCGGCACTTTTGAAAGATATTGATGATTGTGCCGAAGGGGTGGAACCAGAAATCATTTTGGAACAGTTTGAGAATTATCTGAGACAAGTTAAATTCCAAAAAACCTATAAAGAGATAGGTGAACTGTATGCCAAACAGGATCGCGACAAGGCTTTGAAATTGCTTCAGTCCTTTGCTGAATGGCAAAATGATTTCAGTCTCAGTCAAAATTCATTTGTTGATGTGATTGAGACATTTGAATCTCGTTTCAGACGAAATCGAGAAAAACACAACCAGGAATCAAAGCAAAAACCTATTACTCGTTTTTACATTGATGGCTTGGATGAAATGAATGAAGGACGTGATTTGCGCACACAGTTAACTTGTTTTCTGGCACCAACTGGAGTTGGTAAAAGTCACGCTGCCCGTTGGATTGGTAAATGTGCCTCTCAAATTGATGGGCTAAACGTGTTGCACTTCCAGTTAGAAGGTTCTGAAGACGAAGTTACCGATGCTTACTCCGCTTCATTGGTTTCTTGTAGTTCTTATCGTTATGGAACTGGAACCTTAAAGGACAGAGATTTTGAAAGAATGATGGCTTTAATCAAATCCATGTCCGGCACACTTAAAGTTAAATCTTATCCCAAGTTTGCCAATCAAGTCTCTACAATAGACATTAAGAACGGTATAGCTGAATATAAGAAAATTTATGGTGTTGGGCCGGATGTAGTTATCATAGACTCAATGGATTTGCTGACCGATTCCAGTGGTCGTAAATGGTCAGAAAACGGTGAACGTTATAAACGTATTGCTGTAGCTAATGACCTTAAAGACTTGGCTAGTGATTCAAATGTGTGGATGGTAGTAACTTATCAAGCAACCATTGAAAATAGAGATTGGCTTAACGATGAAAGCAAAGTACTAACTGAATACAATTGTGCAGAAGCAAAGGGGTTGAGCCGACCAATGACACATTTAATCACCCTTAATCAAAGTGATAATGAACGGAAAGAAAACACCATGCGACTGAATGTAGCTAAATCACGTTTTTTCAAAAAGGGTGAGCCGTTTAAAATTGCTACTGATTATGACAATGAAAGCTTTTATGATAAAGCAAGAACTATGAATCTTAATAAAGTTGGTTGATATGTATTTGAGTAAAGAAGAAAGAGAGCATATAATCAAGGAATTAAGCATTGAATTACATGCTAAGCCTGATGGTAGCGGTAAAAACCTGATTGTCCCTTCATGTCCTTATTGTGGGCATGAAGGTGGCAAATTCGGTATATATATAGGTAAAGAAACCGAGCGTAAGAAAATGTTTATGGCTCATTGTTTCTCGTGTGGCCATTCAACTAAGACATTGGAGCAGTTGTTGACTGATATTGGAAGAACTGATTTAATTGTCACTGAAACGTTTGATTTTAACCAAGAACAGCAACCTACAGGCTTTTCTTTTCTGGAAGATGAGGAAAAAGAAATAGACGATGCGCTATGTGTTGTAGAAATGCCAGATGATTATCGGAGAACTCATTTTAACAAATATTTAAGAAAAAGAGGGTTTACGGAAGATGACTATGATTATTTCCCAGTCGGAACGACCAGAAATTTAAATTTCAAATTTGATGATTATGTTATTTTCCCAATCATAGACAATGGTGATATTGTGGGGTATGTTTCCAGACATACTTGGGATAAATCAGAAATAGATGAATACAACCGCAAAGCCAGACATGCAGGAAAATATCAAATCATGCGTTATCGTAATAGCACCGAAAACGATTTTGTAAAGCTTCTTTATAATTACGATGCTGTTAAAGAAGATGAAACCGATACAGTTATTATTGTTGAAGGTGTATTTGATGCTATTGCGCTGACACGAAAATTGAATTTGTACAACAATACTTCCATTGCTGTTGTCGCTACGTTTGGCAAAAAAATTTCGGATGTGCAAATCTATAAATTACAATCCAAAGGTGTAAATACGGTAATATTGGGCTATGATGGGGATGCTGTAGAAGCAATAAAAAAAACAGCAGAACAATTGAATGAATATTTTGATGTTTATGTCGCTGACATAGAAGACCCCACCCAGGATTTTGATAACATGGATTTTTGGGACATCTACGATACATTTGCTTTTAACTTAAAGACCCCAACAGAATATAAATTAAATAAGATACAATTATGAATCCCGATTTGTTTGAATGGCTTGACCGAAATAAAATAGAATATAATGTCATTGATGATGATGTGATTGAAATCGTTGAATTTGGCAAGATGTTCTATGAAGATACAGAACAATTAAAATCCATATTTCGCATTGACTCAGAAAACAATGTGAAATTCAATTCTATGGAGAACATTCACACCCTTCAAGAAGAAGGTATTAATTATATTGTGTTCAAGTTTGGTAACAATTGGTATTATTATGATACCAGACAAGAATTTAAGTTCCGAATATTGAAATATATCGGAAAACGCAAAAAGTTAGAGCACCAACAACCATTTGTAAATCTTGGCGTTCACACTCCTTTTGAACTGTTAAACGGCAGTTTTTCATTAGCTGATTGGGTCAAGAAAGCGAAATATCTAAATCAAACAGCATTAGGTATTTGTGATTATAACACTATGGCAGCTACATTGATATTACAAAAAGAATGCGAAGCTGCTGGAATCAAACATGTATTCGGATATTCGCTTACTTTTACTGATGGGCTAGAAAAAATTGGTGCAAAAATCTATTGCCTAAGCCAACAGGGTTTGCAGAATTTATTGCGTATTCAAAAAACTATAAATGTGGATTCTGAAGACAAAATCATTGATTTGGTTGATTTGATGAATTATGGAAAAGGCAATGTAATAGTGTTTGACAAATATTCCTCCCAATGGCTTTCAGGTCTTACACCAGAAGTTATAGACAAATTCCTTAAATCTTTTGAGGAATGTATGTATCAATTGGATTTATCAGAATTCAAGGCTGAAAGAATTGACATTCGTGTATTGGAAGCAACCAAATGTTATTTTGACAAGTTATATAACACTTGGATCCCTCCAGTATTAATTACAGATTGCTATTATTTAGACAAAGATGATGCTAAAAATAAAATCATCTTAAACAAGATTGCTGAAGGGGCTGCTCATGAACAAAGCGATGACCAATATTTCAAAGATTTAGATGAACATTGGAATACCTTTTCACCTCTGTTTGATCGTGAAAAATGGTCGGAAGATATTGTTGAAGATATATTCAATTGGGCCTGTGAAAATACCACATGGATTGCAAGTCAAGCGAAAGCTAGGTTTGAAATTGAAAGAAATTTCATGCCACAATATGATATGACTTTAAAAGAGAAGGCAAAATATGGCGATAGACATACCATGTTTTTAGAATTGCTTGAAGATGGTTTCAAAAAATTGGTCCCCAAAGGATGTGAAGAAGAATATCGTAAGAGGTTGGATTATGAGATTTATGTATTGGAATCCACTAATAATGTTGATTACATGCTAGTTCAATATGACACAGTAAATCATGCACGTGAAAACGGCATTTTAGTGGGCTGTGGACGTGGTTCAGCTGGAGGATGCTTAGTTCTATATCTCTTGGGAATAACCCTTATAGACCCAATTAAATACGATTTGTTGTTTGAACGTTTCTTGCTTCCAGAACGTGCTGGCCTATACCCATCTGATGTAACTGTTATATGTGAAGATATAAAATCCAATCATTATATTGAAGTAGAATTGGAAAATCATAAAATATATAAAATTGATAAAGATGCTCAGTTGATTGTGCAACGAGCCAAAGATGATAAACCTATTGTAATATACGCTGATGAATTGGAAGCTGGTGATGATATATTGTTTGACAATCGAGACGTATTGTTCACATTAGAAGAAATTTAAACATTTGAAGATATGATTTTGACAGAAGAAATGCAACATGTGATGGACATTGTGAAAAACACCAATGAACATGTATTCGTAACAGGTAAAGCTGGTGCTGGAAAAACCACATTCTTAAAACATCTGATACGTGATACTAAGAAAAAATGTATTGTTGCTGCACCTACTGGTATCGCAGCAATCAATGCTGGAGGTGTCACCTTGCATAGTTTGTTCGGCATCCCATTTGGTCCCATTACACCTTTTGATAGATTGGAAAACAAATTCACACAATACAAAGTGGAAATGTTGCTTCAATTGGAGTTGCTGATTATTGATGAAGTCAGCATGGTACGTCCTGATGTGTTGGACACAATTGACCGCAAATTACGATGGGTACGCGAAGAGGACGAACCTTTTGGTGGTGTACAAATTGTCATGTTCGGCGATTTGTTTCAATTGCCCCCAGTCATTAAAAAAGAAGAACGAGCTATTTTGCAGAATTACTATCGTGATTATTTCTTTTTCAATGCCTTGGTATGGCAACGTACTGGATTTCATGTTGTGGAATTGACACAAATTTTTCGTCAATCGGACCCCAATTTTATTCGAGTGTTGAATAATATTCGTAATTACCAGGTAACTTCAGAAGAGCTAGATTTGTTAAGTGAATTGAAAGACAAACAACTTAGCAATGATTTTGATGGTCAGCATATTCATATTTGTACTCA